AAAAGTTAGTAGAGGAACAAACTAAAGAATTTGTTGAGGGAAATGTTGACGATATTGCTTATCAATTATTAGATAAATTTGTGAATATGGGTATTAGAACAAATCAATTAACATTTACGGCTGACTTGGCACTTGTCATAGACGCAATCAGAGGATTGATATACCGTGATTTTAATAGAAAACACCCAGCACAACAATTAACAGACAAAATGGTTTCATTGAATACAAGTGGTAAAAATAAATCTGCTAGATTAGATTATTCAAAAGTGTTAGATGTTAAACACCGACCACATAAACCATTGTCAAGAGATATAGAGGACGAAGTTAGAGACTTATCAGATATGGCTGATGTACATTTTACACCTGACTTTGACCCGGAAAACAAATGAATTCGCTAGTCAAACTATTACAATACGCTTTGCCTAGCAATTGTGGGAGCACATTAAACTCAAAAAAGAAAGGAGATTTAGACAATTATGTTTAAATTTTTATTTAACAATAAAGGAGATGAAGATATGGCTAGAGCTAAAACTTCTAAAACGACAAAGGTAAGAAACCTTTTCGCAACAGGCAAAACTGTAACTTGGAAAACTTTGAGAAACACTTTTGACCTTAAATCACCAGCTGCAATGGTTGGTAAATTAAGAAACGAAGGCATGATGATTTATGAAAATAGAACATCTGCTGGTGTTTCATACAGAGTTGGTACACCATCAAAAGCAATTTTGGTGCAAGGTATGAACGCTGTATTTGGTAAGCAAGTTGCTTACTCAGCATAATTAAAAATCAGGAGACAGGGGCCCCCAAGGCCCCTGTTTTCATTTAAGGTAAACCAAAAGGTTTTTATGAGTGATGATATAGATAGAGATACACATGACCATGATATGACTTATGAGAATGAGCAATCAATGGTAACCATTCCGTTAAGAGAATACGATAAATTAAAAGAACAAAATAATTACATTACAGACCCTAGTTTAATTTCCATTATAGATAAGATTGAAGAATTAATAAGAGCATTAAGAAAACATATTGTAAGGAAATTTTAATGGAGGGTTTATTTTTCATAGGTGTAGTTGTTTCTGTAATTGTTTTATATGTACTATTAACCAATTTAGATAGTAATTACAAAGGCGACAAGGCACCACCAGATGACACTAACTAAACAAGACAGAGTTGTAAGAACATTGGCAGAATCAAATAAAGATAAAAAAATGACCAGAAAGGTCGACACTTATGAGTACGAGTCATTAGAGACATGTATTAAAAGTGACCAAGTACCAGCTTCAGAAATCGCAGAAATCTTTACAGATAAGGCGTATTATAACTGGTATGCTAAACGAAATTTCGTGGATAAATAATATACATGAATTGAAGGAGAAATTATGGCAGAGCAACAAAGAAACCCAAATTTAATGAATCCGGCAATGATGAAAACATCACAAAATACTTCAGGTGTTAGTGAGAATGTTCAACTCATGTCAGAGATTTTAACAAAAATCAACAACGCAAAAGATAAACCTAAAAAGATTGCAATTTTAAGAGAACACGCAAGTGCTCCTCTAAAGCAAGTTTTAAAAGGTGCATTTGACCCTAATATTGTATGGGATTTACCAGCAGGTGACCCACCATATATGGCTAACGAAGCACCAATCGGTACTGAACACGGTCTATTGAGAAATGAAGCAAAAAGACTTTGGCATTTTGTCAAAGGTGCAGACGCTAATACAACTAAAACTCAAAAAGAGACTATGTTTATTCAGATGTTAGAGGGTTTACACCAAGATGAGGCAAAGGTCTTATTAGGAATGAAAAACAAGTCACTTAATAAGATGTACAAAGGTTTGACCGAATCTATGGTGAAAGAAGCTTTTGGTTGGGACGATAAATTTGTCAGACCAGAACAAAAATAGAACAAAACCAACAAAAAAGTAAGTAAAATAAAGCGAAAAAAGCGCTTGACTCGAGGTCGTTTTTAGTGTATTATATACCAATAAATATTGAGAAAGGATATATTATGAAAAAAATGATACTAATACTTGCTGTTTTGTGGTTTGGTTTAAATGCGTTTGCAAAATCAGTACAAGCAGATGAGTACAATACGGCTGTTATTGGTCATGTTGTAAAAGAGACCGTTTCTGGTAATGGTGTTGACACCTCTGTACTAGAAGCAGAAATGCAAAAGTTGGCATATAACTTTGCTCTACAAATGACAGATATTTTAGAAAAAAACTTACCTGTTATATTAGAAAGTTTAGCTGCTGAATTGAGAATGAACGCAGATAGTAAATATAAATGTGAACTATTAAAAGGGAGTAAAATAGAAGACAAAGAGTGTTCTTAATTTATGGCTAAGAAAAGAGTAAAATCAGATGTTCTTCCAGGCATACCATTTGAGTTTGATTTCTATATGGTGTATTGGGAGGATATTCAAAGTGATTCAGGTTGGCGAACTCTGAAAGAAATTCAGAAAAGTAAACCTGCTATTTGTGTATCTACTGGTTGGCTTGTAAAAGAAAACCGAGATGTACATATTTTAATGAGTGATTATAATTATGATGAACATAACGAGTTGAGTGATGGTGGTAATACAACCGTGATACCAACTAAAAATGTAATTCAGAAATTTTTAATCAAAGGTTTATAATGAGAAAGGAAACTATATTATGGCACAAGCGAGAAAATCAAAAGAACTTGACCACTATCTAAAGTCGGTCATTAATTCAGTACCAAAAAAACTAGACAATTTTATTGACAGCAACGAGACGAAAATGACTTATTATACAGGTAATTGGTCAACAGATGTTGCTAACAATTTTACTGAAAAACAATCAGAAAAAATCTTTAAAACCATGTCTAAATATATGAATAACAATAACTTACAATTCTTTCAAAAGAAGAATAAGAACATTGAGATTGGTACTTGGTCAGAGTATGGCGAAAATCCGCCAGAGTCGATATCTAGTTATGATTATATTGTAATTAGGAGGGCTTAATGCTTAAAACAATCAAAACGGTATTATATACCTTGATGTCTGTTTTTGTAATAGGTACTGCTGTAGGTGTGTGGTATGCATATGCAGAATCAAAACAAGAACAGGTAGAAGTAGAAACACAAGAAATAGTTGATACATTAGAAAAAATTATTAATGTAACAAAACCAGATTTTGAAAGAGCAAACAATCAAACATTTATTGATAGTGTTGGCGCTTGTGTAAATTACATTTATCATACAACAACAGATGTTATTCCTGTAAACCTAGAATTATTATTAGCTCAGGCTGCTTTAGAAAGTGGTTGGGGTAATAGTAGGTTTGCATTAGAGGGTAAAAACTTATTTGGTATTCGTACATACGATTTAAGAGAGCCACACATGTTACCTAGTAACAATCCTAAAAAATGGGGTGTTAGAGTTTATATGCATGAATGTGACTCGGTGCAACATTATATTGACATACTAAATAATGGTAGTGCATTTAAAGAATATAGAGTGTTAAAACATGACCAAGATGTCAACGACCCATTTAAACTATTATTAACACTTGACGCTTATGCTAGTGATAAGGATTATTTTCCAAAGATTAAGAGAATTATCAAAAAGTTAAGAGAAGATTACGAAATGCCAATAATTAAATAGGACTTATATGCTTACAATTATAATTACATTTTTAAGTGCGATATCTATATCAGTAATAGCTGCTGGCTATTCTATTATAGGTTTATCCACTTTATTTGCAGGTGCAGTTATACCTATCATTGCTATGGGTAGTGCATTAGAGGTCGGTAAATTAGTTGCCGCCTCTTGGCTGTATAATAACTGGCGCAATAAACTTGTACCTAGAGCCATAAAGGCGTACTTAACTTTTGCAGTTATAGTATTAATTTTTATTACATCTATGGGTATCTTTGGTTTTCTATCAAAGGCACACCTTGACCAGGTGCAACCAACTTCATCTAATAATATTAAGATTGAATTGATTGATAAACAAATAAACCAACAACAATTAATTATAGATAGGTCAAATAAAACATTAACTCTATTAGATAGTGCATTAGAAAAATATGTAGATATGGAGTATGTGACCAGAGGTCTAAAAGAAAGAGAAAAACAAAAACCTGAAAGAGACGCATTAACACTTGCTATAAACAATGCAAGTAATGAGATTGCAAGATTAACAACAGAAAAGGCAACACTTGAATTAGAACAAGATAAGATAGAGGCCGAAGTAGGAC